CTCTCTTGAGTCGGTGAAAACGGAAAAGGAAGAGTCAGAGGTGTCCTTGCTTGTCCAAAAAACGCGCCTATTCGGTTGCCTTTCGAGTAATTGCATCGCGTACACGCTGCTAAGAGGTTATCCGGCTCATCAGTGCCACCCTTGCTGATGGGAATCACGTGATCGACTGTCGTTGCATCGTTGCCACAGTATTGGCACAGATAACCATCGCGTATCAGTATCCGTTCACGGATCTTTGACCACGCTCTTGTCCCACCATTGGCTCTTGCTGACTTAGCTGGCATCAATGGAATCCATTAGCTTTGAAGAATCTCCATGCGTTGCACATAGATCCATAGCGTCCCTTGATGTATCTGATAGTCCAGTCAATCTGCTTATAGCCATCTAGATTCTTATAGGTTTCGTTGCGCATCTGGCCAATGCCCCAGTGTGATCCGTTGCGCGCCTTCGGATTCCACTGACGATTCTCTTTGTTTATGAGCTTATAGAAGCATTGATACTGCTCATCATTAACAATCCTTGAATGTGCATAGAGCTTGAATGCATCGCTTTGTGTAGCTGCTTTGGCTTCTGTTGTTGCTGATACTGTCAAGATCAGAATTGACATAGGAATAGCCAATAAGTTTTTATTATTTTTTAATTTTATATTTATTTTCTTTTTATTTATCTTTATTTTCAAGATATTATCTTTCAAGTATAGCGATGGATCCTGACATTCTGTCAAGGATTGAATCCGGTGTGTCGCATTGTCCACAAGTGCCTGTGGATAAGTCTGTGGATAACTATTTATCATTCTCGCTCCCAGCCTTTGGACTCATTTATTCGAATTGCAACAATTCGCCCTTGAGGATATTTTGTGGCATTACACAAGCAACGCTCAATAATTTTTCTATATCCGATTCTTTGCCAAGTCTGATTCCAGACAAATTTATGAATTCTAAATTCACTGGTCGTTTGATGTAGGCATCGCTTGGTCTTTTCTCTTTCTCGCATACGGCACTGATCTACAAAATGCATTTCAGTCAAGGCCAGCCACCAGAGAATCATCGACCAGTTTGACCGAGAATGCACCGCACCCAGAGCATTGAGCGAACCATTCGTGCTGGGTCAGCTCTGCTCCCTTAGTGATCAAATGCTCCTTGCGTCCATCACCATAGAGCTTCTTGCAGATCGAGCAATCAAATCGCAGCAGTGGCATATTCGCTCGCTTTCAGATTCTCGATAGGATTAAGATTGCTCTGATCGACCCACCAAGAGTCCTGACGTGGATTCTTAAATCGCTTCCTTTTGGCAAATGCTACTGGAAGCCAGCCGACGATGTAATAGACCGGCGATTTGCCAACGACTAGAACGGCCACATCATCATCACGATCATTTGGATAGATGATGAGATTGCCGCCTTGATACGACGTCCAGCGCACCTCAATGCCCTGACCCACATCTGCCCGTCTTTTGCCTTTGTTGTCGCTGATGTCATAGTCAAGGCCGAAGTATCTGGCCACCATCAATTCAGCAGCTAGTGATTCGGCATATTCGGTCACGGCTTCGTGATTGTTGAGCTTTGTATTGTAACGAACCGTGACTCCTAGACTGGCCGATTGAGCAAATATCACATCGCACGCGCGATTGTGGATTGCCCATTCGTCAGCTTCATTGATTGTCATTTTCTGCATTGAGTGCAGAACCAGAGAACCGGCTCTCCCCCGACGGCATGCAAATAACCGGCTTTGTCTAGCATTTCAATGCGTTTGCAGTGATCGCAGTTTTCGACTTTGTATTCTGCGACTATTTTGCCATCGATAAGAGTACGGCCAATCATTGAATCGACGTCAATCATTTCTGTCACGCGGCTCATACTTGTGGCCTCCACTGTCCATCAGATCCGAGCATGTACCAGACCGGCGGACACTGCTTAGCCTTGACCTTTTCGACGCACATATAACCGCCCCAGCCTTTTCCAGTGGCTTTGGCAGTGCCTTCGCGCCAGATCATGTGGCCATGCACGCATATCGGAGCAGCTGCAACCTGAACGCCACCTAGATTCTCTTTGATGGTGTCAATGGCAACGCCTAGCGTTGGAATGCCGGCTTCTTCAGCTTCTTCACGTGTCTTAAACGATGGAACATCTCCGTGTTTTGTGCTCCAGTAGTCATAGGCAACGGCTGAATCTTGGACAATCTTTGGATCTATCCGTTCCACCTGTTGCATATTCTGCACCGTTGGACGTTTGTCGGATCCAAGTACCAGGCCGACGCATCTGCCTATCGCGCTGGTCACGGTATCTTCAACGAACCATTTTTTCATCTGGACGTTGTATGTGTTCACGTTGCCAAATGCGTAATCAATGCCGGAAGGCTCTTGATCTTCGAATTCTTTATAGACACGGCATTCGACTAGGACATAGCCCTTTTCGAGATTGATGTCCATGATTGATGTGTGAATCTTGCCACTTGGGTGAGTCGCCCAGAATCGCTGAATGCGAGCTGCAACATCTTCGTAATTGTCTAAGAAACTCATTTGGCCACCGCCTTAGCTGATACGTGGCGACCGACTGACTTGCCGCGTTGATAGCCATCTGCGTGACCGTTTTTGTAGCCGATTGTGTAAGTGACGATTGACCAGAGAACTCCGGCGAATGCAGTCAAGAAGAACAATCCGATTTCACTTGTTGTCATTTTTGCTCCCGTGAGAGCCTTGTCGTTGCTCCCAGAAGAAGAGTGACATCTATGTCCGACAATTTCAAGATTGACGTCGGCGTGTCTATTTCTTAAGAACAATCTCCAGCATGAGTTGATCTAAACGTGCTTCAATTCGAGAGACCTGATCCTTGAGTGAATTGCCCCCATTGGGTGAGAGCTCTCGCATGATCGACTTCACCATGAATCGCATTGACGAATAGATGGCAGTGAGCACCGCAAGGACAAGCCCACCCACCGCCGTCCATTCGCCAACGCTCACTTCGTCTTACCGAAAGCGGCGTCGTTAGGATTTAACCAGCGAAGAATCACTGGCAGAATTGAAGCAACACCTGCCCCGATGATTGCTTTTGGATCTGTTACACCAGCCAAATAAACGGCGATGCAAGAGCTTAAGAAGCTTCGTCCCCACGAAGCGGCCATAGCCTTGAGATCTTTCATTTCTTTTTCTCCTTTGGCTTCGCCTTTTGGATTGGCTCAACCACTGGATATTCTCCATCATAAGAAGTCAAGCGAGCGCGAGCGAAACCAACAATCTCCTTGCCGATGTATCGTTGCTTCAGCATGACCATTCCGCCGTTGCGCTGATCGCCATTGCCGGACGTATTGCCCTCGATGCAAAGAACGCTGGTCGTGCCAACCTTGACGACGATGCCAATGTGACTGATGCGATCAATGCCATCGTGTGGAAAGTCCATAAAGCATAGATCTCCAAGTGCCGGCTTATCCTCAATCCACCGACCGCGCTCCTTCATCTTATGAGCACCAGCAGCCGTTGAGACCATTGATGGAATCTCGACGCCGGCAGTATGAAAGACCCAATTGCAGAAAGATCCACACCAGGGCAATCCGTCGGCCTTTGTAAATTTGCCGTACTTGGTCAAATTCTGGCCAGTCTCGACAGTGCCGACTTCAGCTAGTGCAATTTCAATGATCCGAGCAGCAGTGCCGTCTGGATAGTTAGCCATGAATCATCTCAGTCAAGTGTTCCACTATTTGCCTAGTTTTAAGCCAGCAGGAATAGGCTTTGTGTAATTCCAAGAGTGAATATATGCGCCTAAGCCGTCTGCATCATCACATAAAACAATGCAACCTTTAGGCCCAAAATTATCTACATCTTCGGTAATTGTTAATTCAGGATATGCCGCAATTATTTGCTCGTACATTGTCATTATGCTCCTAAATATGTAGCAGTAAAGTAATTGTTGTATTGGTCACAAGGAATTGTAACGCCTGAGTTTTGGTAATACTTAACTTCTAAATAATCGGCTTCGGCTAGATTTATCGTATAAGAAAAGTTAAGAGAATAATCTTGTCCAACGCCGTTGTAATAACCGCTTACATTTCCGTAGTTGTTACTATACTGCGTTCCATTTTTCCATAAAGTTAATTGCCTTGACTGGCTGGTATTAGAACTAGAAATAGTGGCTTCCGCCGTGATTAAATAATATCCAGCCTTACCGCTTGGAATTGTAATTCTTGTATTATTTGTGGCGTTATCGTGGAAAGTATTGGTATCAAAAGTTTCCGCGTTCCACGGAATTACGGTGTTGGTTGCACTAGTAAAATTTGTGGAGTTTGTTTTGTATAAAGCCACTCCAACAAAACTAGCGCCACTTGCAGGTGTAGCCCATTTTAAGCCTGTTGCAGCGGTACTATCCGCCACAAGTGTTTGGCCGTCAGTGCCTACGCCTAAACGTGCGTCCACTGTTGTAAAAGTAAATAGATCGCCCTTAGTCGTTAGTGGTGTGACATCTGCCGTTGTTGTCCACGCTGGAACGCCGCCTGAAACTGCTAAGACTTGACCATTCGTGCCAATACCTAGTCGAGTGTTTGTGTTAGAGGTTGCAGATCTATAAGAAATATCTCCAAGAGTTGTCTCTGGATTAAGAGCTTTAAGAGTTGTATCTACCGGCTGACCGAATGCAGCAAAGTCGGCTGGAAGGTCGGTGACTAGATCGGTGCTTGTTGGCATCGGCCAGCCATAGTTTGTTGTTGGATTAGCCATTCATTATTCCTTTCATCATGAGACGATTGTAGCGTTTGCCCAATCTAATACTGGCGACACACTAAGCCATGTTTCCGATGGCGGCACATCAGCCCACTGCATCGCTTGTAGCGAATAAGCCAGTGGCGACATGAGCAAGGTAATATCTAGTTGATTGTAAGAGGCTCGGAAAGTCCAGCCCTCGACGAATCCTTGAAAGACTCCGGCGGACATATTTGACGGCAAATCATTGAGAGCTATTGGCTGACCCATAAACACATTGATAAGAGCGTCACGATCTGCATTGTCTAGCTCTGGATTGGTCAGTGCGTAGGTGATGGAATCAAAGATTGGCTGCGGATAAGCTCTAAGTGCTAGATAGAACGCAGCTTGAGATGTTGCATCGGCAGCGTGTTTAATTGTTGTTGTAATAATCTGAGCAAGGTCGCCATAGATTCCGATTGATGTCTGATCCGTGTCGCTGACCTGATTGGCCGAGAGTGTGCCGTAATTGATGGTGATGTCGTTTCTGACATCTCCTGCGCGAGTTTTGATGGTGATGCCACGGCCTAGAGCTTGATTGGCAGTTAGATCGGTGTATCCGTATGTCGCAAGGTAAGTCGTGCGATGCGTAGAGTCGCCGTAAGAGATAAGTCCAAATGCGTCCTCGTATAGATAACCAAGTCCAGAAGTGGCAAGAGCTGAAACTAAGTCATAAACGACTGTGCGATTGGAAGCGCGTTGCGCCAGCTCATAATTGCCTGGTGTGTCAATCTCTCCATAGCCCGTATTCTGTGCGTTCGCCCAAGTTTCGGTCGGATCATAATTCGCCCACGTAAGAGCTGCTGGAACCTGTTGCCACGTGTTAAAGAGCACCTGACCCAATATGGTAGCAATCTGATTGCCATCAAAGTCCTGAGTCAAGACGCCATCTGTGAGTGCCTTTTGAAGCCTTGCAAGGGCTCCTAGAGCCGTGATGGTGACTTCTTGAGTATATGCGCTAGAACCCACTTGCGAGACGCTCACGGCTATGTCCACCACGGATCCGCCAAAGATTGGCACATAAGCCGCCGCCGTGTCCTGCACTTCAATCGAGATGGTGTCGTTAATTTCGTAAGGTAATGCAGCCTGACCAAAGATGATTAGAGTGACCGAGCAATAGCCAGCCTGAGCTTGTGCGTAGATATTTGTGCGCCCTGATGTAATGCTTAAGTTGGCAAGAACCGAATCGGTGATATCAGTGCCATCAATTTTGACGCGCCAGACTGGAGACCACTGTGTCATTAGATTGCCTGAAGTGCGCCGGCTCCGCCAGTGCCACGAAAGAATGAATCATTGAGAACATTGACGATTGTTCGAGCAGTGCCTTCGGCGTCGATTGCGCCATTGACTGTCAGATTGATCCGCGCGGCATTCTGTGAATCTGTAAAGCCACCTCCGCCCATAGCAGCTAAACGAGCCGCATTCTGTGAATCTGTGAATCCTCCGCCTACTCGAACCGCCCCTGCTGCGGCTGATGAGACACCTCCGCCAGAAGTTGTTGTAGATCCTGTTCCCGTCGAAGCCGTAACACTTGGAACGGAGATTGTAGGAATGCTAGGTGTTGAAGTCGTTGTTTTTGGAATTGTGACATTCGGAACGCTAATTGATGGAGCTGAAATCTGAGAAACGTTAGGCAAGAATGGAATGGAGTTATAGACACGAATGAGCGCATTGATTCCGGCCACTGCACCAGAAATCAATGAATTGAGTCCGTTAATGACTGCGCCGATGACGTTGATGATTCCACCTGCAATTTCGCCCACAACCTTAAACGCTCCGCCTAAGACCGTGACTAAAACCGGCACGACGTACTTTTGAATGAAGCCGATAAATTCTGTAAATGTTTCCTTGTTCTTTTCAATAGCGTCAGTGATTGGCTTGAAGAAATCAGCAAATTTGCCTAGAGCCGGAACGACCTCATTGACGACGAATTGAACCAATTTGTCAATGATTGGAAGCAGCTTGAATCCAATCGTTTCTTTGGCTTCATCAAATGTTACTTTCAAGCGATCTAGACGGCCTTGATATGTTTCTGCGTTAGCCGCAGCTGCGCCACCGAATAAATCCGTCAGTTTCTTTTGGACATCAGTGAATGACATTGTTTTCAATTCAGCTGATGAAAGTCCGATTCCTAGTTTTCCAAGTGCAGCAGTATTGCCGTCGTATGCCTTGCCGATTGCATTGGCGACGGCTTCAAGTGGCTTTCCTGTTGATGTTGAGACATCGAGTGCAACGGAAAGAAGATCTTGCGCCTTACTGAGATCTCCAGTTGAAAGCGCAATGCGCTGCAAGGCCGGCCTCAATTTTTCGTCCGACACACCTGTCGCTAAAGACATCTTGAGAATCTGATCTTCAGTGGCTTTGATTTGTGCCTCTGTTGCACCAGTTGCGTTTCGTAATGCTCCAGCTAGTTTTACTTGCGCCGCTTCATCTTCAATCGCCGCTTTGACGCCATCGACGCCAATCTTGATTGCATAAGCAGCCGCAGCAGCTCCAGCAGCCGCGAAAGCCAGTCCTGCCTTCTTGCTAAATTCGCCCATCTTTGAAGAAGAGTCATCGACATCTCCATTGGCTTGCGCCAGTGATTTCTTGAGCTGATCTACATCAGCAAGAATCGAGAGCTTGAGTGTGCGCGATTGTCCGGCCATTTACCACTCCTTCAAGATTCGGTCGAAAGCATTTTCCCACTTCTGAATCAGTTCTGGCTGGATTTCGCGTAGTGTCGGATAAATAAACCAGCCTTTAGATCCTCGTCCCTGCTTTCCTGACCATATTGGGAATTGTTTGAATTTATTAGATCCAAATTCGTAGCCGCCCCAGAGCTGCTGAGTTGTGCCACCGCCAGAGAATTTTTGGCTTGCAAAGCCGAATGACAATTCTCCAATCTTTGATGATTTGGATACGCGTGAACCTTGAGCAATACGATCATCGGCTTTATTAAAAGTCTTGTTGGCGGCCTGAATAATTTTGCCTTGAGCATATTCAGCCAGCGCCGATGATTCTCTTTTAGCTGCATCGGTAGCTTCATCTCCCATCGCTTTGAGTGCTGACGTGATGCGACGAAGATCTGCTTTGTCATAGGCAATTTCAACGTTGTCGCTCACTTTGTTTCTCCAGTATCTCGAAAGCCGTGTAGATCTGCTCCGCCGTCGTCCATTCGCTCATCGGTATTCCTGTGGCTATTGCTAACTCCACAAGGATTCGATTTACGCTTCCGGCGGCGTAACTTTTGGGAGAACGTCACCGACTGTCACGTCGGCCACTGTTTCACACCAGATTTCATAGCTCTTGATTGGCTTGCCACCGGCTTCACGTTTCATCGCATTCCACGCAAGGAAGAGAAGATCAGAGATTCCGATCTTCTCCTGCGCTTGCGATATTGTGCTGCCTGTTTTTTGTTCCCATTTAGCCCACTCTGGCGGCTGAGCTGTGTAAGTGCCGAACTCGCCGTTTGTGTATTCGATGGTGATTGGTAGTCTCATTTAGTGCTCCCGTTTCTATTGGTTGGATCAGGTGATTGTGAGAACTGGTGTTGTTGAGCAGAGCATCGCCCAAGTATCAGTCTGAGCATCTGGAGCTGCGCCACCAGCAGTTGGAGCCACTGGAAAGACGTTGCCAGCAAAAGATGCACCAGTAGCTGATACAAGTGTGAATGCAAGTGCAGTGTTTGGAGCAGAGCTAAAAGCAGTCCACATCGCTTCAAATAGTGATGAAGTTGCGCCCCAGTCTGCAAGAAGTGAGATGTTGAGAGTCCACTGATCATCGATGTGCTTATAGGCCTTTCCATCGAGTGTCTGGTAAGTGGTAATGACTGGCGCATTTACCAGCGTGACCGCTGTTGTCTGTGCGTCATAATTGACAGTCGCAAGGGTGAAGGTTATGTCGCGACCGGTGACTATTGTTGTTGGCATTTCTTTGTCTCCTTAGATTGTCTGTTGTGTGTAGTAAGTGCTGACCGCGAGATCCGCCACTAGTAGATTCGATGCCCCTACTGATTGAATTGTCGGGCGTTGAACGTCTCCGACTTCATATCCTGCTGGCATCGCTGCGATGATGCTGATGATTAGCTGCTCAAGATTGTCAAGTGCTCCGGCCGTGTTGTTGTAGGCAACGGCCGCAGTAACCACGAAGTTGATTTTCACGCGCACCGCAGACTTGCCGATTGTTGTCGTCTCTAAATAAGGCGAATCTGGAACGATTACGCAAGCCGGCGGAATGACTGCTTCTGGCGGAGATGAATAAACGGAAGCCACGACACCGCCAAGAGCTGTTGCAAGAGTGCCGCGAACGTTGGTCGCAATTGTTGTTGGTGTAGGCATCAGATAGCCATCGTTGAAGTGTCAAGGTATGGCGAAAGTAATCCGACCACTCTGTTCATTAAGGATCGTCCCATTCTGTAAGGCGATGGAGTGAAATCGACGCCTTCAATTTGACCGCCTGGAGCGACCACGGATTGGAAGATCTCCACACTCACAATCGTCACGGCTTGTTCGACTGCCGGAGTTGATGCGTAAAGTGTGGCGGCATTGGCTCCGGATAAGTAGGCAACGCCAGCTGGTATGACTTCGCGGAAAGAAATGTTCGCGTTTGTCTTAGCAGCTGTAAAGACATAAATCGCGCCAGAGTAAAGGTTGAACACTGGAATGAATGGAAACGTCTCCCAGTAATTTGATGTGATTGTGATTGTTCCGTTGAAAGTCGATGGAACGCAACCAGTGACCACGACTGTCTGACCCTCGACGAAAGTGTTGGGACGTTGCGTGACGTAATAGGCGACATTGTTTTGAAGATAAACGCCGGCGATTGCAGCTTGATTGGCAGTCAGCATCGGCAAAATTACTTGTTCGGCAGAATCAATGATTCCGTCAAGGTAAGCATCTGAATACAGGGACGACGAAACGCCCAAGACTGTTCGCAGTTGCGATGCAGTAATGATAGATGGCATTTCATCGTCCCTTCGTATTCGGCTGGCCTAGATACGGGAGCGCACCTAGGCCATGATCAGTTGGATCAGGTTAGGTTAAAGCGACGGAGGCCACCAGCCCATGTGACTCCAGCTGCAACGTATCCGTAGAGCATCAATTCAATTTCGCCAGTTGTTGGAACGTTGGCTGAAAGTGTTAGCGCAGGAGATTCAAAAATCTCGATTGAACGAGGCTCAATGATGAACGCTGATTCGTCGATAGTTGTTGAAACCATGTTTGCATCTACATAAAGATCCAAGCCCAAAACGTTTCCACGAATTGATGTTGGATTAGCAGTTCCACCGGCATTTTGTGTCAATGGTTGAGCATTGTAAATTGGACGACCAGTTGAATCAGTTGCACCCATCAAGAGTGACCACTGTGAAGTACCAGCAACGTATGCAGTTGCAGTGCGCTTTGTTGCATTGTATGCAGCTGCTGCTTCTGTTGATACGAATGAGATGATTCCTGCTGATGTTGCCGCAGTTGTTGCAGCTTGTGTTCCACCGGCAACAATTTGAGCAATTACGTACTCATCAACGGCTTGAGCGTACCCATCACGAAGATTCTGAAGCATGATTTCATAGAATGATGGATCTGAGCGATCTAGCAATTCTACTGAGTAGCGTTGGAATCCTGCCTTCTTGATTACTGTCGCATTGATGTAAGCAGAAGTGATTTGAGTTGTTCCAGTTGGATCTCCACCCTCGGCCACAGTCGCGACCGTACTATTGGCCGTGATTTTAGGAATCGAGACTGTCATTCCGTATGAGTTAAGTGGACGTGTACCACCGCAAGCGTCCACAGTTGGACGAACCATTGTTGTGTTTGTTGCAACGTCGCGAATATATGAAACTGGTGAGAATGCTGGATTTGTTGTGAATGAATCATCGGCAGCCATTACGTACTGACGAGAATCTTCATTTCCCATTTTCGCCTTGATTGTGTGCTCTAGGTATGCCCCTGGAGTTGCAATTGGTGAACGTGGCTTGGTGAAATACAACGGACGAGTTGTCTCTGTTGCAGTTACGACTTTGGAAGCCTCAACCGCTTCGGCTGCTGCTTCGGGAACGGCTGGAGTTGATTCCATTTCGTTTTCTCCTTGTGTTGGTGTTGGTGTGTTTGTTTCTGACTCTTCGGCTTGTGGCTCTGATTCAGAATCTTCTTGTTCACTAGCTGCGACGGCGACTTTTGCGCTGGCGATTGCTGGATCTGTTACCAGCGAAACTTCTTTCAATGCGCTTGCACTAATAACAAGAACGCCATCGACATTTTTATATCTCTCAGCTAGAACGCCCACTGAAAATCCATCGCGCAGTCCAGATGATGCTTCGACTAGAGAATCGTTGCCGGCAGTTGTGTTGCCAATTGAAAATGTTGCATCGATTCCAGAATCTGTGACTTTGTAAGATTTTAAGAATCCGATTGGAGCTTCACGGCGATGCTCAAGTAGCAATTTAGTTGAATCGCCAAAAGTAATTGATCCAGGCTTGAATGATGTCGCTCCGGCTGATGTAGATCCAGTTTCATTCCAGGTGACAATACGTCCAGAGATTTCACGCTTTGGAAAGTCTGTGGCCGTGACCTTGATTGAAAAATCAAGATTCATCGGAGTTGGCTTTGTTTCTTTCATGAGATCATGTCCTCTTCTCGTCGGATTTCTTCTGTTGTGATTGCACCTATATCAAATAACAATTTGTAAACTTCTGCACGTTCTTTTGCTGATCCGCGCAAATAATCATCAAGGTCGAATTTAACTTCTTGCGATGCCGGAACGAAATCATTTGGCATTCCAGTCATTGAAAGACGCTCTTCAATGCTGGTCATTACATTTCTCAGCGAGAAATCGACAAGAGATTGACGTGAAAGAGCTGCATTGGAATAGGTCATACTGGAGCCAGTTTCAGCATCGACGTAGTACGCCGGAATGCCACACGCTCTGGCTAATTCAGTTGCCACGTAGGATCTAGCTTGATTGAGCTGCAATTTTTCTGGGTCAAATCCTAAAGCTTGCAATTCAACGTCAGCGTTCAAGAATGCAGTTGAACGATTGCGTCGAGCACTGCCCCAAGATTCAAGAAGCTTCGCGATGCGATCTGCTGGAAGTGCAGTGCCATTAGATTTCAAGACCATCGTTGGGACTGGCTCACGTGCATACATAACCGCAGCGCGTTCTAATTCTGCGCCAGCTTTGATTGTGCGACCAGCACGATTCAAGATTCCTTCATCGTTTCCGTAAAACACTGCAAGAGCACCGACGCCAGAATCTGGAACTGGAATGTTGTCCACTGTGTAATACTCAATTTCTGTTCCACGTGCGTTTGTAATAATTCCGACGCGAGTTGGCGAGATTCTTTCAGCTGCACGAATGCGATACGTATCGGCATAAATCTCAGAAATCCTTAGATACCCATACCCGAACAGAAGCAAATCTTCGCACAACCACGCATACGTGCTAGATCCTGGAACGCGTGGATCTGGTTGATTGATGCACTTTGGCGGCGTCTCGACTTCTGATCCATCAGCTTTGACGCGAACCTTCAATGGAATCGATGCGACGCTTGACGTAATGATGTTACGTGCGCGAGCACACGTTGGCACTGACATAAATTCTGCACGTGATGCAGTAATGCCAGTGATTCCGTAAAAATTATAGATTGAATCCGTTGTATTCGTAGGCGCGAGCGATGCCTGGACGTCATACGTCGGTGACGGAGCCGATGTTGTGACGTTGCGAGAGAATAGACCCATGCGTGAAGTCTAAGCCTCGCGTATACATCTACCCGACCAGAATGTCTATCTCCATCTCTGGGCGTGTCGCAAAATGTGTTGCAAGAGCCGAAGCCACAGCTGCGCAGACTGCAACGCTTGAGGCGCGTCGACCGATAATCCAGCCGCCATCTCCCATTGGTAATCTCACGGCCGATAATATCTGCTTGGATAATTCTGCCTGTTTCCCGTGAATGAGTCTCTTTGACGTAATCGCCCCGAGAAGCTCGTCGCAACTTTGTCCGTACAAGGCTCCGTCAATGTCAATGACGGGAATGCCGGCTGGTTGCAATCTAGCGGCAACGGCTGACGAAGTTCTCTTGCTGAAGGCCACATATTCAAGCGGATACTTTCTGGCATAAGGCGCGATGTCGTTTGCGATGGCTTTATCGTCTAGCGAGATTGGATTGTGCCAGGTATGCAGAAGTTTGATGTTGAAAGTGTCGTCCGGATTCTTTTGAGCAGCGACTAACGCTCCATCTCTACGATCTGGCGATAGATCTAGGCCGAACCACGTCAACTTGTCCACATCAAGCTGCACTTCATCAGATCCACACTCTTCCCATTCTTTGACGGGAATTGCGCCGGAGATTGTATTGACCCATCGGCATAAGACCTCCGTCTGGACGACATCTGGCGGATCATTGAGAACGGCGCGAATGTTATCTTCGTGGATTGTGTGACCAAGCGCCGGATTGCTCGCGACCCAATTTTTCTCATCTTCGATCTTGTCTGAAAAGGCCGACCATTCAAAATAAGCGATGTCATCGTTGCCACCAGCAGCTGATGCCATGCCGCGCTCGCGCAGCTGATTTAAGATTAAACTGTGTTGATCTCCGGCATTCGAAAAAGTCCATAATTGCGGATTTTTCGCGGCCATCATGGTATACCGCATCGCAGACCACGCCTCGGTATCTTTCAGCTGACGCGTTTCGTCCATGTACACAGTCTCCGGCTTAGCAAATCCACGAGCTGCGGCATTAGCCGCCTTGACCACGTAACGCGCACCCGACATCAATTCAATTTCTTCGGATCCATGAGCCCATCGAATCTTCTTGACTTGCTTAGCCAGGGACGGATTGTTCTCAATGATGCTGACCACGTGCCGGAACGTCTCCAGCGATGTCGTCAGAACGTGAGCTGATCCAAGCTGCAGAGATTCTTGCCATAGGAAAAGCCGAGCCAGAATCGACATCTCCATAATTGTGGACTTGCCGTTCTGTCTAGCTGCAACGACCACGACAAGAGGCGCGTGCCACCTGCCATCTGGCTTGACCTTGAGTGCGTGCTCGAACACGAATTTCTGCCAAGGCATCAATTCGATACCGATAGAAGCTGCAAAATCTATAATCTCCAAGCCTTTTGACGGTAAATCGTTAAGCCTGGAATAGATTCTAGGCGTCCCTGAGCCGACCAAATCTCTCTTTGGTTCATCTGATATAGGACTGAGCCTGTTCGCCTCTGTAGCGACCTGCAGAGCCCTAATCATGGCTATTGGATTCGTTTGGTGGTGAAAACATCAAAG